AAAGTATTTGCGAACCATCATTTGAGTAGCCCAATCAGCAGCCTGAAAAACTCTGACTTTGTCTTTAGATAATTTGGTTGGTTCATCTTTGACACATGCTTTGAAAATAGAATAGCATCGTTCACCAGCGAGTAGTGTTGCTTCCATATTTCTCATTTCATTAACTATCATAGGATGAGCTGTAGCTGGACATTGAAAATCCAAATAATCCACAGGATCTAAAAATTCAATCATATCGCGTTTAGGTCCAGAAAGGGGGTAGCCTTTAGAAGTACCTTTTGGCATGGCATCAATAAAACGTTTGCCATCTTTTCCACATAGAACTTCCATATCTGTCATGGGCGCAAGTTCTGAAAGAACCCACAATTTAAATTTGTCTTGTTTAAAAACATCAACTAAACCATTTACATAGTCTAAATATGCTGCTTTGACAAGACTACCTTCAATCCCTGCACTGGGATTGGCTGAGTGAGCTAAAGATGCTTGCCACATTCTAGTTCTGTGAAACTGTGGGGCACCATGTTGGTTTTTAACTCCGGTTACTTCAGCAACGGTGTCTGAAATAGGTGTTTTTCTAACTTTACTTTTAGTATGAGTAACTCGCTTGCCATCTTGACCTAAATATTCGACATTACTGCCGACAGGTAAATAATTAACAGGCGATTTTTCGTGAATATCTTGAGTAGCCAATACTTGTTGTTCATATCGGGTAACTGGGAAAGTACCATTCACGGTAGAAGGAAAAGCACCTTTCCATGTTTTATGTGCTTTATCCCAAACATCTTGTATTTCTTTTTGTGTGACAATTAAAGCTTTGCCACTAGGTTTATCAGGAATACCTCGTAAGTGTAAACCTCCTATACATATGCGTGCAAAATTAGCAACTACAACACCCATGCATAAACCAGTAAAAGTATTATAAGGCAATTGATAATCATAACCCGGTCCACCGGATTTAGAATCTGTAGTGTATGTGATTCTAATGACATCTGACCTCATAGAACCATCACCATTCTTGTAAAGAAAGTGTCCGGAACCGGAAGCAGTTATTTTCTCAGGAAATAAATGACGAATATCAGCGAAAACACCGCCAGAGGCAATATTTACGAGACACAAATCTTTTCTAGGAATTGGAATCATATAATCAGTGCTTACAATAGCTTTAAATGTGGAATTTAATTCAGATGGATTTCTCCTAACAATAAGTGCTCGCATATCTTTACGATTTTTAAACACATGAAGAGGCATCATGAAAGTATTACCTCCAAGAGCTAATAAATCACATTTCTGTTGAAATCCATTTTCCACAAAAACTCCATGACACAAATTATTTTCGATTTTTCTCAAAACTTGGTCCAAAGTCATAGTGGCAGATTTATCAGTAACATGCAATTCAGCTGCTACAGCAGTAGCCCAAGGGTTAACTTCAGAATCTCTTTGCTCAATTTCCTCAACATTTTCAGGGACAAGAGCAGATTGCTGAAGAGCAGCAGCAGCGCGAAAAATACTAGTGAATTTATAAATAACTCCAGCTATAGCACACATGCTAATAAAAAC